ATGAAAGTGCTAACGATACACTTAGTAATTTACAAACAACACCGGGAGTATCAGATACAATATTAAATTTTGCTTATCAGGAAAAATCCGAAGCCGCCGCAGCACAAAATGATGCTAATGAGATATTGACAAAAATTCAAGAAACGCCTTTATGTAGTGAAGAAACTGCTATAACAAAACCAACACAAGTTATACCTCCTCCATCAGATAATTTAAAAAGGAAATCTTTACTATTTTTCGTTCCAGAATCGGTTGAGTTAGCTCGTGGACCTCCGCAAGGAGTAAGTTGGAATTCATATTTAATGGATACATTAGATAAAACTATACAAACACCTATAACATTAATTAGCGAACAAAGTCATACACAGCAATTAGAGGAGACAGGAGAACGTGAGAGAAAATTAATGGAGGAAAATAAAGCATTACAAACAAAATTGCAATCTTTAGAGAGTCAATTACGTGAACGACCGGCGCTCGACCAGGTGCGCGTCGGCGGCGGAGGCGGGCTGCTGGATTATATCGGACACGGTCCATAAGTTAAGAACAAAGTACTATGTAAAAAATTATTATAAATATACAGATAAACTAGACTAGTTAAATTTTTATTGATTAAAAAATAATGTATTATGATAATTAAATATATATTATAGAATCAAAAAATATAATATATATTTGGTTTAAACAGGTGTACCTTTAAACTTTTTAATTGCTTCATAAATTTTAGAAGATTCATTAATTGCAAAAGCACCCCGACGTTGTGCAATACCTAGATAGCCAACTAAAACATTTAATGCTGTATTTTCATCTTTAATATCAATATTAAGTAAATCAATTTTAGGTAGTTCTTTAGATTCGTTTAAATCAGTATTAGTAGTATTTTCTGTATTAGACATGATATAATATAATAATAGACAGTAATCTTTTAAATAGTTATTAATATATAAATATTAACAATTATAAATATTAACAATTATAAATATTAACAATTATAAATATTATATATTTATAAAATTGAAATAAAAGAATTAATGTAATAAATATAAAATGACTCGTATTATTACTATTGAAGGAAATATTGGTTCAGGAAAGTCAACGTTTGTAAAAGCATTACGTGATAAATATAAAAATAATGAAAAAATTTACTTTTTAGATGAACCAGTAAATATTTGGGAATCAATAAAAAATAATGAAGGACAAAATATTATAGAATGTTTTTATGCGAATCAAGAAAAATATGCATTTTCATTTCAAATAATGGCATATATTTCTAGATTATCTCTATTAAGAAAAGCAGTAAAAGAAGGTTATGATATAATTATTACAGAAAGATGTATTTATACAGATAGATATGTATTTGCAAAGATGCTATATGAGAATAATAAAATAGATATAATTAATTATGAAATATATAATAAATGGTTTGATGAATTTATTGATGAATTTCCTAATTTTAATTATATTTACATAAAAACAGACCCAAATGTAGCATTAGAGCGAGTAAATAAAAGGTCAAGAACAGGAGAAAGTATACCTTTAGAATATTTAGTAGAATGTGATAAATATCATAATAATTGGTTAAATGATATTAATAGTATGAATCTTATAACATTAGACGGAAATGTTAATCGTGATTATACAAATAATGAAACATTTAATGATTGGTTTAAAATAGTTGATGATTTAATTTAAAATCTAAAAGTACAAATAAAACTAAAATAAAAGTAAAATAAAACTAAAATAAAAGTAAAATAAAACTAAAAATAAAAGTAATTAGTAAAATAAATATAATTTTTTTTGTAAGTATCAGTAAATACAATATATAAAAATCTTCTCAACAAAATATATATGAATTGTAGAAAAAATAGTAGAAAACATACAAAATATACAAAAAAAATAAAAAAACAAAAAATAAATACAAAAAAACAAAAAATAGGAGGTAATAATTTAGATTTTATTTTGACAGACCATGCATTAGAACGTATGCAAGAGAGAAATATTTCAAAAAAAGACATAAGTAGAATTTTATCTAACCAAAAATATACGTTTAGTATGGATAAAAAGGGAATATTTAATCGTTTATATCTTGAAAAAGGTAAAGATAAGGAAGATTATTTAGTAATATTAACAAATAATGTAGATTTTAATAAAAATCCTACAATCATAACAGTAATAAGAAACGACCCTATACCAGAAGTATATACACCTACAGCGATGAAGTCTTTAAAACATAATAAAATAAGTGAAGAACAAGTAGAAAATGTATTAAAAAATATAATCCCTAAGATAAGTAGTAAAGATAATGAAAGATTAGAATTTGATGGTGATGATTTAATAGTATATACTAGTAAAGACCAATCAAAAATAATATCTGTATTTAAAAAGAATAAAAGGAAAACAAGAAGATATAAAAGAAAATCAAAGAGTCCAAAAGCAAAGAGTCCAAAATCAAAGAGTCCAAAATCAAAGAGTCCAACATCAAAGAGTCCAAAATCAAAGAGTCCAAAATCAAAGAGTCCAAAAAAATAATGAAAATATAATAATGAAAATATAATATTTAAAATATTAAATTAAATATTATATATATGGATACTAGTGATTATTTTTTTATAAATTTAAATACTATAGCACAAATTGAAGAATATGATAAACTGGGATTAAAAATGATAAATAATGAAACTAAATTAATTGTAGATAAATATAGTTATATATCATTTTTGACAAGAAGATACAACGGTTATGATAGAATTACTGTTTTAGATTATTTAAAAGATTTTATAAATAAATTAGAAAAATTTGTAGATCTTTTAATAAAAGGAAACTTAAGTGAATATGGAGATACAATTATTCCTGCTATAGAGAAAGCATGTAAAGGCCTTACAAATTTAAAAAATACGTATATTTATGATTCAAATATAGTATCAGAGATATCATTATTAATTTTTAAATTAAATAGTTTTACTAGTCAATTAAAAGAAATGAGTGCATTACTTAATTATGTTTCTTCAAAAACAGAAACTTTTGAAGAATTTAATTGTAATTAGTTTAATAAATTAATAAATTAATAAATTTGTTCTAAATCTTGTAATTTCCAGTATTCAATTTTAGTGTTTGATACAGGTCGCCTGATTATTACAGGAATTTTTTTTTCACGAAGTTCCATTTCTGCAATTAAATAGTTATCAATAATATTACTAGGAACAGATATATAAGGTTCGCATCCAGAATTGAGCTGTTTAGTACGTTGACCAAGTATTTTTGTTTTTTCATATTTTGTAAGAATTGGATTAGTACGATGATTAGGGTCAACAATAATGTTTCCCTCTCTAATCACTTGAGATAATGCTTCTACTTCATCTGAGTTCGCAGTAAAACATTCTGGATGAAATTTATTAATATATTCTAAAGTATCTTTATAATCAAATTTTTGTAAATCATCTTCATCATCACTTTCTACATCTGAATTAATTGGACTTAAAGCATTAGAAGCAATCTGTTTATTGGTTTCTTCTTGTTCTTCTTCGTTTTCACTCTTTAAATCATCTAAAGATTCTAAATCTTCTATTTCTTCCTCACCATCAACATCTGAATCATCATCCTCATCATCATTATCATCATCATAATTAATTTGTGCAGGATTAATTTTAGTTTGAGTAGTTTTTTTTGAAACGATAGAAGTATCTAGGTCTTCTTTGTCACTTTCATTATCAATTAATTGTTCTGGATCACTCTCATAATCTTCAATATCACTCATCTTTTTCTTATATAAAGATAAGACTTTAAATAATTCAATTTTTTATAAATAAAATATAGATAAAATATAGATAAATATATGTTTAAAGTAATCGGTTTTGAAAAAAGAAATATAATTTTAACATTAGCTTTTATACTTTTGGTATTAGCTCATCTTATACATATATTTGATAATAAATATACTCATTTATTTCAAATGATATTTTTAATATCATATATATTTTTTATATATGGAACAATTATTGAAAATAAAAAAATAAATATAATAAATATCTTAAGTAGAATTATAATTATGATATTGGTAAGTTTAGGAATGTTTTTAGATTATAAAAATATAGATAAAATAGTTTTATAAAAATATATAAATAAATAAATAAATAAATAAATAAATATATAAATAAATAAATAAACAATTTAAAGTTAATATATTTTATAAATATAATGACATCGTGCCCGAGCGGTTAAGGGGATGGACTTGAAATCCATTGGGCTTTGCCCGCGCGAGTTCGAATCTCGTCGATGTCGTTAATATATTATTATTAAATTTTTGTAATAATAATATAATATTTAAAATAAAATAGAAAAATAAGTTAAAATAGAAAAAAATATATATATTACTATATTAATAATATTTTAATATAGTAATATTATTCATTATTGGGGGATGTAGATCAATTGGTAGATCGCTCGCTTTGCATGCGAGAGGTACTGGGATCGAAGCCCAGCATCTCCATTATTAGACACCGTGGCCGAGTGGTTAAGGCGATGGACTGCTAATCCATTTCCCTCTGGGATCGCGAGTTCGAATCTCGTCGGTGTCGTAAATAAATTAATATTAATAAATAGATAAACATTTATTTATTAATAAATATATAATGGAAAGCGGTGAATTATTTATATTTAGTGATATGTATAATGATAAAATGTATGTTTTAGTTTCTAAAGAAGATATAGAGAATATTTATGAAAATATATATTGTAATTATTTATTAATATTATTTATTTTATCTTGTCTTTCTACTATGATATGTTGTTATAAAAAAAATGATAATTATCATTTAATAGATAACAAATAGAAGACTCTATAAAATATTTAATATTTATTGACTATTAGTTTTCCAAATTTGGTCACAGTGAGTACAAATATAAACATATTTTAAATTTACATCATCATATCTTAAATAAATTACCTCATTTTTTTTTTGAGTAGTATCATCGCTGCTATTACTTGGACAAGATTGATTTGGGCATTTAATATTTTTAGTTCTTGGCAATGTAGGGTCTAATTTAGTATATTCATTTATATCTTGCAAATATGCTTTTTCTTGACTAGAAATGTTTGTATTTAATACACAAATATTATCCTCTCCAATCTCATCATAAGAGTTGCCACAATTTCTACAATAGTAAATAAGTTTATTTGAATCTTCTGCTAATAAACGTATATATAACATATTTTCACATTCCTTACAAAATTTCATAGTTATTATATAATATTTTAATATTTTTAAATATCAATTTTTAATTATAATTTTATTTTTAATTATAATTAAAATTCATTAATTAATGTTTTAATAAAATGTTCAAGGGTGTAAATAGTTTTTAACTAAGTTCTTTAAATAGTTTTTTAAATAAATGTTTTAATTTATCATAATTAGATTTAGCATATAATTGATAAACACTAGTATTTACTTCTATATTAGTTGTTTTGGTAACATCTTTTAATATTTTTTCATAATTGTCTGTAAAATTTTTTATAATTTGATTCCAAAACAATTCGCATATTTCAGGATATATTTCTTTAGATAATATTTTACCTATTGCTACTTCTAATGTTCTATATTTTAATATATCATTATACTTATTTAATTCATGATGTGTTTCATTAAATCCTGGTTCATGACATAATGGTTTATTATCTAAAATACTTTGTAAAATAAGTAATATACTTTTAATTGTTTGACAACTAGTCCATCCTTCTCCTTTCCAGGTATTTATTACTGATAAACATACCTTCTCATTTTTATATAAATTTGGATGAAATCTTGTTTTACCATCATTTGTTAAATATTTTACTGTTGGTGGAGAGAAAGGATAGTCTGCAGGAAACTGAAATTTAAATAAAAAATTTCCAAATTCATAAGGTGTTTCAGGTGGTCCTATTATTAATGCATATCCTTCTAACATCTTTGTATCACTATGTTTATAATATATACCATCTTTAGAAATATCACTATTTATTACTTCTTTGATATCTTTTACTAATCTATTTATAGTTGTCTTACTTATATTATCGTATGACATATAATTATAATTATTAATATTTTTTTAAATTAAAACAAAAAAATTGACATAAAAATATATACTCATATTATTACAGTATAATGTCACTTAATACTTTGCCTTTAGAAGATTACTTAAAACGACATACGCTTGAAAAAGGTGAAGAACATACTCATACTAGAATTGGTGATAAAACATTAAAAATTCCCGGAGGTTCATATGTTATTAAACAACAGGATGATTTCTTAAAAAGTTACTATGAATCAGTATTTGTAAAAGGAAAAAGTGAGTATCTTACAGAAAAACAACTTATTGAAAATGGTCCTATTGCAATTGATATAGATATGAGATATGATACTTCTATTCAATCTAAACAACATGACGAAGACGATATTCGTGACCTTATTAATTTATATATTACAAATATTAGTAAAATCTGCGAGTTAAATGATAATCATAAAATGGAAATTTTTGTAATGGAAAAACCAAATGTTAATATTCAAGAACAAAAAACCAAAGATGGTATACATATTATATTTGGCTTTGCTATGCATCGTGCTGGACAAATATATTTAAGAGAATTAATCTTGCCCGAAATAAAAAAACTATGGCAACATCTGCCATTCACTAATAGTGAATATGATTTAATTGATGAAAGTGTTACCAGAGGGTTCGCAAACTGGCAACTATATGGTTCTAAAAAACCACATAATCAGGCATATTTAATTAAATACCATTATGAGGTGGAATGGTCTATGGATGAAAAACGCTGGAATTGGAAACAATTTGATATAGAAGCGTTTAATACAAAAAAGAATCTGCCAAAACTATCAGTAAGAAATACTGATTTTCCGACTGCAGATTTTAATAAAAACTTTATTGATAAAATTGAAGAATTTAAATTAAATATTAATAAAAAGCGTAATAAGATGCCTAGTAAATTGGTTGTAAAACATGCAAAATCTATGGGTGTTGAAGATATAAATAATATGCAAAAACTTAATGAATATGTAAATGATATGCTAGAGGGATTTGAACAAACTGCTATGGATTATGAGCTAAAAGAAACTCATCAATTTGTGATGCTTTTACCTAGTAAATATTGGGGACCTGGTAGTTATGATAAATGGATTAGAGTAGGATGGGCACTAAAAAATACAAGTCATAAACTATTACCTAGTTGGTTAAAATTCTCTAGTCAATCAAAAGAATTTCATTTTAGTGATATCGGAAATCTTGTAGATTTATGGAATAAATTTGACTTTGATAATCCTGATGCATTAACATCTCGGTCTATAATGTATTGGGCAAAAAATGATAATAATGTTGAATATAATAAGGTAAGACAAGAAACAATTAGTCACTATATTGAAGAAACTATTAAAACTGTTACAGAATGGGATTTTGCAAATGTATTATATCAAATGTTTAAAGATGAATTTGTATGTGTATCAATTAAAAATAATATTTGGTATGAATATCGTGGAAATAGATGGTATGAAATTGATTCTGGTAATTCATTAAGACTTGATATTTCCAAGCGATTACATGATATTTATATGAAAAAAGTTGCCTCAGCTCAAGCCGAGATGTCTAAAACAGAACAGGATGAAGAAAATTATGATTATCTTAGAAAAAGAGTACATAGTCTTGCAACTATTTGCCAAAACTTTAAGAAAACTACTTGGAAAAATAATATTATGAGAGAAGCGAAAGAATTATTCTATGACAAAGATTTTATTAATAAATTAGACATGAATCCTTATCTATTATGTTTCAATAATTATGTAGTTGATTTCAAACAAAAAACCTGGAGAAATGGTCAGCCAGATGATTATATTTCTAAGTCTACAAATATTGATTATATTCCATTAGAAGAAATTTATGATAAAAAAACAATTAAAGAAGTAAACACATTTATTGAACAATTATTTCCAAATGAAGAATTAAGAAATTATATGTGGGAACATCTAGCCAGTACACTTATTGGTAATAATAATAATCAAACATTTAATATTTATACTGGTTCTGGTAGAAATGGTAAATCTAAACTTACAGACTTAATGACAAAAACTCTTGGTGACTATAAAGCTACTGTACCTACTACTCTTATTACTCAAAAACGTAATAGTATTGGAAGTACATCTTCTGAAATTGTTCAACTAATGGGCGTTAGATATGCAGTTATGAATGAACCTAGTAAAGGTGATAAAATTAATGAAGGTATTATGAAAGAGATAACTGGCGGTGACCCCATTCAGGGTAGAGCATTATTTAAAGAGGCTGTTACATTTACACCACAATTTAAACTAGTTGTTTGTACAAATACACTATTTGATATTAAGAGTAATGATGATGGAACATGGCGCCGGATTAGAGTTTGTGATTTTATGTCAAAATTTTTAGAAAAACCTTATGCTGACGAAGTTAAGTTTCCAAAAGAAGATTTCCCATATCAATATGAGATGGATAAGAATCTTGATGCAAAATTTGCAACATGGGCACCAGTATTTGCAAGTATATTAGTAGATATAACTTTTAAAAAGCTTGGTGCAGTTACTGATTGCAGTATTGTTATGGCTAGTAGCGAACAGTATAGGGAAGGACAAGATTATCTTGCAGAATTTGCAAAAGAAAAAATTAAGAAGGTTATTGGAGGAAAGGGTATTAAAAAGACAGAACTTGTAGAAGCATTTAGACAGTGGTTTCAACTTAATTATGGAAAGGGTGTTCCAAAAGCAACAGAACTATATGAATTTATGGATAAAAAGTATGGAAAATTCAAAGTTCGTTGGGAAAATGTTGTTATTAATTATGATGATGATTATTCTGATGAAGACTAAAATAATAAAAAATATTAAAATTATAAAAAATATTAAAATTTAAAAAAATATTAAAATTATAAAAAATATTAAAATTTTAAAAAATATTAAAATTTTAAAAAATATAATTAAAAAATATAATTATATTTTTACTATAATTTTTTTAATGTATCTATTTTTAACTATACATTCTAATATAAAATACCAGTTTAAGTAATCCTTTTACCAAATATATTAAAATATATGGGAATAATACTAAAAATAATAATTTAGACCAAACATGTATATTTTTATAGTTTTTTTTGATAAATAATTGTATTATGGCAAAAATAGATATAACAACATAATATGCAATCTTAATAATTTTATTAAAAAACTCTTGTCTATCTATTGATTTAAATTTATACCAAACTCTTCTCTCTTCAGTATTCATATAACTTATTTTTTTATCAATTTTTGATTTTAATTCTTTATTTTCATCTTTGGTTATACCAAATAATTGTTTTAATTTTGTTAAAGAAGTATATGCTACTGTATAAGCATCTAATATACCTCTATTTGTATGTTTTATTTCTGTTAATTTCTCTCTATCACTAATAATAATTTTATCTATTTCTTTCTTAAATTCTGGAATAAGAATTTTACTGGTATAATATGAATCACCTTCTGCTGCTGTAAAATAATTTTTTCTAGCTTGTGCGACATTTTGTTCTATAGTTGCTTCGGTTTTTTTAGCTGTATCCCATTTAATTTTTAAATCATCTATTAGCCGTCTTTTTTGACATTCTGAATCACACTCTAATGCTTTATTTACATTTAAAATCATATTTCGTAAACTATTTTTAGGCAAATGAGCATTTATTAAAGCAGCATCTACTTGTTCTAAAAATATTTGATTATTTAAAGCTAATTGATTTGAGTCTTGTGATATCATATTATATAATATGCATATTATATAATATGCATATTGTATAATAATTTATAATAATTTATAATAAATATAATTTCTAAAATATAGCATATTTATCTCCAGATAAATCATTTACAATCATTTTATCAGAAGTTTCTCCTAAAGGAGCAGGATTCAATTTACCACCATCAGTAAATCCTTCGTTTTTTTCTTTTTTTCCTGGGTCTAATTTACATATCATATTTTGGTCGTCAAATGTTAATCCATCGCCTACACAACAGGATGGTCCTAAACATTCGCCTTTTTCTAATAATTCTATATCATTTTTCCAGTGATTTAATTCGTCCATCCATTCACCACCTATGTCAAAATCACTTCCATCATGGGTAGGATTTTTACTAGAATGTGGGTCAAATGGAAAATCATACTGATTAATAACTAAATTATTTCTGTTACTAAAATCCCATAATGTAGTTATAATAAAAAATCCTCCAATTGTTATAATTATAAATGCTAATACATTAGTGATGTTATTATTTATTACAAATCTTTGACGTAAAAATACCACTAATACTAAAAATACACAAGTATAAATTATATATCTAAATAATTGTAAATATATATTGTAATATCCTGAATAATAATTATTTATTTCACTCATTCTTAAATTATTAATATTTTCATTTCTCGCCGCTTCTAAACGTCTTCTTGATGATTCTAACTGTTCTTCAACTAATTTTAACATTTCTGTTCTTGCTTTTAAATCATTTGTAGATTCATTATAATCATCTTGTAAAGTAAAACTAAGTGATGCCAAATTTTTAAATAATTGTACCTTTTCAGCATTAATATCATCAATTTGTGTAACTAATAATTGTTGCCGTTTAAAATTGTTATTTGGCGGTAAACTATTTAACTCTGTTTGTAATCTTTTTTGTGCTGTTTGTAAATTCTTAATTTTCCTAAGTAGGTTATTATAATCACTTTGAGAACTCATATATAATACTTATAGATTTAATTTATTAAACCTAAAATTATTGAATCTAAAATAATTTTAATTGTATATAATTATACATATTATAAGTTGTATATGTTCCTACTAATACAAGTATAATAATTGTTACTACAGAAACTCTATCTGATGCAAAAATATTAAAACTAAATATTACTAAAAATATTACAATAACTAATCCTATAACATATTTCAAATAGTTCATTCTTAATATTAATTCACTATCTCTTGTGCTTGATTCTATTGTACGATTTACATCATCATTATTAAAATATATACCACTTCCACCATTACCAGTTTTAATGACGCCATCATTATTTGGGTCAATTTGTCCAAGTTGTTGTAATTGTCTTAATTTATTGTTAATAGTGTTTTGAATATCAAGTATTTTACTGTCCATTTTTCCATTACCTCCCTTTAATTTATCTGTTTCAGTTAATAATTTATTGCCTAAATCTATTAATTTTTTATTAAGATTAGCTAAAGATTGTAACACTTTGGGGTCTACATTCATTCTCTCACAAAATGTTGATTCTTCCATATCAGAACCTTTTGGTATATTAGAAAATTCATTTTTACTTATAGTTTTAGAAGGCATTTTACACGATTCATTTCTATTATTCCATACATCCATAGTTGGATAATGATGAATTACTCCTTTAATATCTACCCATCCATTTGAGCCACTAGTTGGTTCTTCTACATTAAATCCTGCTACACCACATGCTTGACCTTTTCCCATATTTGGTCCTCCTAATAATTTCTTAAAATCATCACTTGTTATTTCAATAGCATCTTTTGAGCAGGAAACTGAACGGGTTTCCCAGGCATCATTATCATAACCATGCGCAAATCCAAATTCATTTACATAATAGTAATTATTATTATATTTAACATTTTGATTTGCATATTTTTGAAGTATACTCTGTTTATTATTTGCAATAAGTTCATCCGCCATAAGATTATATTGGACTGTGTATTCAGAAAGTGTTTTATTAAATTCATCTATTAATTTGTCAATACTTTTTGAAAACTTTTCTTTACTCTCTGAAAAATCTACATTTATTTTTGTAGGAACTGAAGGAATAGGACTATCTCCTGCGCCGGCTAAAGGTTTATCTAAAGGAATTTGTGTAGCACTTCCAACAAATCCTTCTATGCTTTCTGAACCCCACGGTCCACTTGTTTTTTGTAATAAGTTAACTGTATCTCCCATAGAACTTTTTATTTTTTTCTCTCTCTTTCTATATAATACACCTTGTTCTAAATTATTTGTTTTATTATCAGACAAACAACCCATTCTATACATTAGTTATAGAAAATGTTTATAAAAGACAATCATAAAGCTAAATAATTTAAAAAATAATAAGTTCTATG